GAACTATCAATAGTTAATCTTGGTGTTGTGGGATTTCCTGTCGCAGTGGTGCTGCTTAAAAATTCAAGATTTCCCGCTGCTGAATAATTGTTATGAATCATCCAAGACCTTGAATTTGTAGGGTCACTTGGTGAACTTCTAACTTTAAAAGACAAACCAGAAGCATCGTTATTAGTAGAGGTGATGCTTAAATTTCCAATATTTGCATTTACTAAGCTCTCAATTCCTACGTTTCCTGTTGAATTTTGTATTTGCATAACAATACCACTATAAGTACCAGTAACAAATCTTAATAATTTTAAATCATCATTGTCACCACCAACATCACCTCTTATCGACCAATGAAAAGCGCCTACATTTCTAACCGTACCTGTTCCTTCCACTTGCCCTCTCAACATTAATTCAGTATAATCACCAGTACCAAATATTGCCATACCCGTACCTTCAACATCTAAAGTTCTATCAGGCGAAGTAGTTCCAATTCCTACGTTACTTCCTGATGGATTTAATGATAAAGGAAAAGATACTCCGTCTATACGTCTTATAGATTGAATCCAAGTACCGTAAGGGCCTGAATTAGATTGACCAATAATGATACCCACATCTTGCCCGCTTAAATAAGCTGCAGAATTAGCTATACTAACTGTATCACTTTGTAATCCTCTTTTAACATCAAGTTTAGCATCAGGCGTAGCGGTTCCGATTCCTACTCGACCAGTATCAGCACCTGCAAAGTAACTATCACCATAAGAAGATAATTTAATTCTTGATACTGGCGTGCCTTCACCTGTAAATAATTCTAAAAATCCATCAGCACTAGCAGTATACAATTTAGCTATATAATCACCATCAGCTTGGGTTGTTCCCATAGATGCACCTGTTGTTTTAACAGTACCTGCAAAAGTTGCATCGTTAGTTGCAAAAGTTATGGGCCCGTCACCTATAGCTGTAGCACTAGTAAATTTAGTAACCTTATTTGCTGTTCCGCTGCCTGTAATTGTCCCTGTAGTTGGTGTTGACCAATTAGGTACAGAATTTCCACTTGATGTTAATACTTGCCCAGCTGTACCATAATTAGTACCACTATTACCTAACGATAATGCTCCTGTGGCTAATATCCTTAATCTTTCTTGTGTTGAGCTTGATAATGTAGTATGAAAAGATAATACAGATTCAGTATCTGCGCTTTGTACTACAGAACGTATTTGAGCTCTAGCTCCTGTACCGGCAGTTAAACCTAATATTAAATCATCAGAGGTGTCAGGTTCTTTTACATCTAAAGCTACGCTTGCTGCTGGTACTATACCTACACCTACGTTACCTCCAGACAAAACTATTGAACCTCCTGACCCGCCTATTTGATTAGCCCTTAGTACAATACCTGAATATCCGTTAAAATATATATTATTAGCGTTGTCATATAAGCTAAAAGTTACACCAACTCCTGCTCTTGCTCCTTCATAAAAATATTGGTCTGCGCTAGAGCCAGACACTTTAACTCTTCCTGTTAAATCAAGAGTGCTATCTATAGTTTGGTTACTAAGTAATCTTATAGCCATTTGGTTAAATTAATAAATTAATCTAGCCAATACTATTAAGAAAGGGCAGTAATAAGAACTCTAGCTGCATTAGTAGCTAATGCTGTTGTTGTTGTGATAGTTACATTATTAGCGTCAGTCCTTACAGTATCAGCATATATTGTGTCATATGATGAATTGTCATATATCTGCACAATTACATCTCTAGTTCCTAAAGCATGATTTACAACATAGCTAGTAGCAGAACCGTCTCCAATATTTGCTACCGCATTAAATCCTGTGCTAACACACGCTTCAACTGCTGTACAAAAATTACTAACATTTGATGATGTTATAGATATATCTACATTAGCAGCTCCTGTAATTATTCCGTTTCCATCTACAGTAAATTGACCTACTGAATCAGCATCTCCATAAGTTGCAGCTGTTAATCCACTTTGCGTTGCAATAGAAACAGCTCCTGTTGTTACAGACAATCCTCCAGCTGTTGGGAAATTAGCTATACCTTTAACTGTTGCTGTTGCTACATCTATATTATTTTGAATAGTTGTCCAATCTGACAATGATGTGGGAGCATCACTTTGAGCTATTAATGAATCGCCGACTTCTACCGCCTCAGTAAAAAAGTCTCCCGCTACTGTAACAGTATACATCCATCCTTTTTTAATTGCAGCACTCGGGCTTACGTCTAAATCTGGTGTATTAGTTGCAGCATTATATCCGCCTTGGAATATTACTCCTCCCGCAGTGCTTGCGTCTACATAAGCTTTTGTGGCTGCGTCTTGAGCAGCTGTAGGATCGCTTACGCCAGTTATTTTGTTGGAGCCAATAGGTAAATCAGCACTTGGCGCTCCAAACACACTTAAAGATATTTCATCACCTTGTTTTCTTTTTTGTTTTGCGTTACCAGTTTCACTTGCATCTAAAACAATAAATTCATCAGTAGACCCTACAAATGTTTGAGTCATATCTACTAAATCAGGTAATTGTAAATTAACAGTTACTGTATCAGTAGCACTAACAACAATATCTAGTCCTGTATTATGTCCAAATGTAATGGTATCACCATTACCAATTGCTTGTGTATTTGAACCATCTGATATTGTAAACCCAGTAATAGGAGATATACCACTTGAAGCAGCGGTTAATCTACCTTGTTGATCTACAGTTAAACTCGCATAAGTATATGAACCTGGTGTTACAGCTGTGTCATCAAGATTTAATGTAACCGTATTGGTTGCAGATGCAACTGAAGTAATTGCTGTTCCTCCGGCAATATCGACAAGACCTCCGTTAACAATAGTTTGGTTTGCTCCTGAGTCTGCGCTTAGAACCCAGTTTACCATTCCGGGAGTTATAATTTGCCAACCATCATTTCTGTGATATTTTAATTGATTGGTTGTGGTATTGTATATCATTTGTCCAACACCCGTTACGGACGGATCGGAGGATACATTGTCTACTTTAAACGTCTCTAATTCGTTATTGTTTAAAGCTATACCTGAAAAATAATTTATTGCCATAATTTTTTACTTTTAATTAAAGAACGCTTTACCGGTAAAATTACTAGAAAACGTTAGTGTTACTTGATTTAAACTGTTAAACACTACTGTTGCAACAACCTCAATGTCATTAGCGTCTACTATTGTTACTGACGGAAATTTGTTTAAATTGTGATTGATGACATACTGATTTGCACTGCCATCAAGCGTGAAAACAAAGTTCGCATCGTTTTGACCAGCATATGTCAGCAAAGATATGAAATAATCTTTTGATGCTGTTAAGCCCCCGTTGCCTGCTTTATAGGTTAAACTTATATTATAAAAATCTGTATAAGTTGAGTCTTGTCCTGAACTGTTCCATCTAAATACTGCCCATTGTGATACATTATCACATTGAGTAATTAATACATCCGCACCACCTAAAGGTTGATTGTAAAATCCTGAAATATCGTTAACAGAATCTGTTAATTCAAATTTATTAAGCAAAAATGTGGTTATTCCATTAAAAGCTACTGAAGTAGCTCCTGCTGGATCAAACATAATACTTCCTTGTAAGTTAGGTAAAGTGTTATTATACACATATCTAAGCGCTTGTTGCTGGGTGGCTACCCTATTCATGTATTCCGCAACAGAATCAATCGTAAAGTTTTTGGTAGCAAAATTGCTATCAGCGTCAGAGCCTATCCAATAATCTGTTCCTATTAGATTGGTGTCTAAAGGATATGTACTAATTTTTGCCATTTCTTTTTATTTTAACAAAGGTAATAAATCTTTTTTTTGTGTATTTATTTGTGCCTGTTGTTTCCCATAACTTTTTCTACACCACGGCTTCCGAAATAAGCTCCAACAATTAAACTTAAAACACCCGATATAGAATCTAATTCATAACCTGCATACCATCCAACTACATACGCTATTGAAAAAAAAACTAAAATTATAGGTCGTACATTTTGCGCCATCCAACTTGGGCTTGCCATGTCTGCGCTCCAGCGTTTAGATATTTCTTGCATTTCTATCATTTCCATTTCTAAAAGCTTCATAGCAGTTTCTTTATCTTGTACAGGCATTTTTTCATCTTTGTCAATTAAATTTTTAACAATACCCAACACACCTTGGTCTGGTAGCACGTCACCTAGAGTGCCTAATATATTAGGAGCCACTTTAGACAAAAAACCGCCTATTTTAGTTTCTTTAAATTTTTTTTTTGGTTTGCTCATATAACTTTATATTTAGTCCTTCCTTCATCTTTATATGCTTTTAAACATCTTTTTCTATTATCCTCTTCCGAAACGTAAGAGACGTGTATCCAATTTGGGTTCATATCGGTTCCATATTCCCATATGAGTTGATCAAATGATAAATTTTCTTTAATCCAATGATACATTTCTGCATTTGACTTATATCCATAAACATCATCTAAATCCATTGCTTGTCCTTTCATGTGTTGGCTAGTAGAGCTACTACCCCCCAAAGCTTCGTTTAAAGCCGCAGAACGAAACATGCTAGTTATTTTTACAGGCCCACCTACAAACTTTCTAAGTGGTTCAAATATTTTTTCTGCCGTAACCTTCATGTTTTCTACATGGTTTGGGTTAGGGGTGTTATCAATACTTTTTCTTTTAGCAGTATTGGAATGAATTGCTTCTGCGTAAGTGATGTGTTCGCTTATGTTCATAATTGATAATTTATGCCAACGCTAGAATTAAATATTTCTGTATCCCAAAATCTAGTATATTCTCCTTCTATAAATATTCCTAACTTATTTAGTTTTATACCTATGATAGCGCCAGCTTGGTAATCTTCCCACTGTTCTAGTTCACTATCTTTTCTTAGTCCTCCTTTGCCCCAATTGTTTCTGTTCATATAAGAGTATTGCTTATCTCCTTGAATGTATTTATGGTAGGGAGGTAAATAACTACCATATATGTGTGACCAGAATCTACTTCTTGCGTAATAAAAATCAAACCCCACAACTGGAGATATAACTCCAAATCCATCTAGCTCATCCCATATTTCATTATTATACCTATTCATTAAATTGCCAAATATTTCTTGTCTAAATTGTATATCGGAATAACTCACAATATTACCATCACTATCTTTCCATATCCAATCATATCTTTCTTCTCCAGTATCTACATCTGTATATTTAGTAAAATGATCACTATATCCATAATCATATCCAAGGCTGTACCATGGATTAGCAGGATATTCTATTTCTTCTCCTGTTGGAGTTACGTAAATAGCAGTTTCGTTTAACCATATTTCTATTGGATTATACCCATAAGCGGTTTGATGTGTTCTATACATCCCACCTAAGCTAACGCTAAATTTGTTGCCTAATGGTAATCTAAATCTTACTTCTCCGGATTGATATTTAAAACCAACGTTACCCTGTTCTCTTTGTTCTAACTTTACTATATGAAATTTGCCAGTGTGTCTTAGAAAATATCTTGAGTTTGTAAACTCTTCTCCTCTTTCTCTTTCTCTTTCATAGTGTAATAAATATTCGAAACCTTTAACGGCGGCGGTAGGTGCTGAGAGGCCAATCATGTTTTCAGTTCCATCTATGTAATTTTGTTTTATTTCATAATCAAACCTGGCTAGTCTCCGTATACCTATACCAATACGAAAATCTGGTTTATAGTATTCTGTTACATCAACAACCTTAGGTATATCATATAAACTATCGTCACTTGGTCTTTCTACAAAATAATCTTTTCTTGTATTTTCATAAGCATTAGACACATCTCCAGCAATATATACTGTTGAGTATTTAAAAACTTTGCTATATATTTTTTCAAATATTTGACCCTGGGTATTATTAATAGTAAATAATATAACTATATATATTAATTTTTTCATTTTTAAAATTTGTTTTCTACAAGTTCATCAACTGTTTCTGTTACATTAATTTTGTAACCTTCGGGTAGTTTTAAGTCTATTCCAGCCTCAGCTTTATAAACAACTTTCCCATTATTATAAACGATTAAAGTGGGTAAAAAATCTACAGATTCATTTAAAAAAAATTTTTCATGTTTAGAGTTTTCGTAATTGAAAACATAAGTATTGTGTTGCCTATAATCTTTTAAAGATACAGGTTCAACAAAATCCGCTGTAAATAAAACAATACTAATTTTTTCTTTATAGTATTGAGATTTAGCAGAAAACGCAAATAGGACAATTAACAGGACACATATTTTATCTTTTAAGTTCATAAAGTCTACTTTCTATCTTATCAACAGTAATTTTAATTTCCTTGACATCTTCTTGGATATTTTCAACTTGCTGTTGAGTTAAATCAATTTGACTTCTAATTAGTTTGTCTTTAAAATCAAATTCTTTTTCAGAAACAATAGGGGCTGGTAGTTCTTTGGCTAAAGCTATATCAGCTTGCATTACAAAATACATACTAGCTAAGGATATAACGCCTCCAATAATTAAACTGATGGTTTTTAAATCAAGTTTTACTTGTGTTTCTTCATTTATTAATTTGCTCATTTTTATATTTGTCTTTATAGACTATCTCATATATTACATTTAGATCTAATGAATAAGAATTGTCTTGAGTGTAATAATTATTATTTACCATATACCTACTAAAGAATTTGCGTTAGTTCCAGTAGCCATAACTTGTATTACTTGCACTGGTAAGTATTGACCAACAGGAAAATTATTAAATGATAATATTTCTCCACTTGGAACTCTTACTGTTACGTTTTTAAATTGATTAGAAGTTGCGTCAGCTCCAGTGTTAATAGTTGATGTGTCACCAACATATATTAAACAACCCGGATTGTTAGCTGTAGTAGCTGAACCGCCATTTAATCCAAAGTAAGCTGGATAGTTGGCCTGACCCTCTATTTGTGAGTATATTCTAAAGTTATCATTATAAGTTGTGTTACTTCCAAAGATATTTGCACTTAACGTGAGTTGATCAGAATTTACAACTGCATTAACTTTAGCTATTGTTTGAGCATCTGTATTTACTACTATATCGCCCACAGCTACTCCTTTAGCAACAAAATCTACTTCATCGTCTACAAGTGCATTTTGTCTAACTATTAAATAGTTTTCTGGATTAGCTTGAAAAATATCACTAGCAAATGCTAGTTGTGTTCCTGAATCTACAGCCGCTACAGCTGCATTAGCTGGTGTAGTCGTGTTGTACACAACATCACCTACTACCACCGGAAAAGGTGATGTGGTAGATGTAAAGGTTGCGCCAGAATCTATTAATTTATTTGTTGCTGTAGATGTGTTAATCCCGTTGTCTACTTGATTTCCTACACCTATGCAGGCTAAAAAATTTGGATTGGGGATTGGTATACTGTCACTCGGTGTAACATGTATTGCTTGGGTCGTGTTGACCGTTATTTTAGGATATGCCATTATTTAAAGTTTAGAGGTTAAAAATCTCTTTTATTTTTTATCGTAAGGAAACATTCGATTGAGTGTGTCCCTACGTTCGCCGCATCCGCACCCACCTTTTGTGACTTTGTCTACAACTTGTTTTATGCCTGTTGCCTTTGTAAACTTTTCAATGCTATCTCCTAAACCTCTTGACTTCATTATTCTTTCTCGACGATTTTATCTGCATATGGATTAACTCTCGGTTCACACTTTACGTACTGTACTGAATCCGCTTTGTCAATCACTTTAGTTTTTAAAGGCTCTTTTTTCTTTTTTGCCATTTAATTAAATTTATTTTTTTGCAATTTTAGCTGCAACTTTTTTAAAACTCATTATTTTATTTTAAATGATCGTGTGTCTTCCAAGAAGATGAATGTCTGTATGACATCCCTTTATCACCACCATAAGCGTGTCCAAAGTCTTTTTTAGACATTGCTTTTGATTCGTCTCTACGATCTTTAAAAGATTGAGACTTCTTTCCGTGCTTTGCACCTAAAGATTCGTCTAGTCTTGAGTTATATCCTTGTTTTTTCATAATAGTAATTATTTATAACAAATATAATAATATTTTATTTAACATCTCCAGCGTCTTCTAGCTGCACATATTCTTTTCTTTGGAGTTTTAGAGCAACTAATGTTGTGTTTTTTCATTTGTCCAAGAGATCTAGCACAATAAGACTTTCTTCTTTTTTGTCTCATCTTGCTCGGTTTCTTTTCTGTTACTGCTGTTTTTAAGTTAGAACCTGGATTGGCTCTTTTATATGCAGCAACTCCTTTTGGAGTCATTCCCGCTCCAGATTCAGTTGACCTGTAGTTTCCGCCTCTACCTACTGTTCTTGCTACTGCCATTATGTGTTTCTAACTGTTGCTGCTGGTGTGTTACTTACCACAGTTTTACCTTTTCTACCTTCTCTTTTTTTCTTTCGAGCTGTTTTTGCAAGCTGTCTTTTACTTAATCTTCTTGCCTTAGCTAATGGTAAACATCTATCTGGATTTTTTTTATCTTTAGAAGTTCCGCATGGCCCTTTAATTTTACCATCCGTTCCTACTCTAACCCAGTTTTGTCTACGCCATTGTGCTAACTCACCCATTTAGTTTTTTATTTTCTGTTTTATATCTACGCCTATTTGGTTTATTTTATTTTTTACCTTGTTTTTAAGGTCTTCTTTTTTTTGTTTACGACAAGCTGCTAGTTTAGTTTTTATTTCCATTTGTTTTTTTGCATCACTAGGCATCCTAGCTGGTCGTTTAGGGTTGTTTGCGTCAGGCCCTAATATTTGCATTTTACAAGATTCGCTCATAATTATTTACTGTGTTTTTCCCACGGCAAGTCTCTATCGTGGGTGTTAATTTGACTTGCTGGTATTACCTGGATAGGTGAAGAACTATTTTTTCTATAATAGTAGTTCTGTGAATCATACTTAAGTAATCCCTTATTCATCTGGTCTAAGTGTACTTGCTCATGAGCAACAGCACGTTTTTTGTTTTTAGGTGATATATCCTGATTTATTTCAATAACTCCATTAGGATTAATCTGACCGTAAACATCTTTGGGTAACTTTTTTTCAACTACTAAACGATCACCATTACTGTAATCTTTGTTGTACCCAAACATTTCATACTTATTTTTAAGTTTAAAAGACATTTATTTTTTCTTCTTCATAGCCATCTTTGGTTTTTTACCACCCTTCATTACAGCAGCTTTAAACTTAGGATTATTATCAAGCTTACCGGATTTAGCAGCTTGTTTTAACTTAGGGTTAAACTTAGGTTTCTTTGGCATAGCCATTTTAGGTTTTTTCTTCATAGCCATTTTAGGTTTTTTCTCCATAGCCATTTTGACTTTTTGAATTGCGTTAAGCATAGGTTTTTTCATCATAGTTATAATATTTAAAAATTTATTTTTTACCGTAGTTAGGGTCTTTACAATATTTGCTTGCAGCCATATTTGCATATGCTGAAGGATATTTGTCAAAAGTTCTTTTAGCCCAAGCAATACCGGCTGGACAAATTTTATTACCTTTCTTAGTTCTACCTTTTTTAGCCATTTCATTAAGATTTATAAATCTGTTTTATAGATTTTATTTTGCCAACAGAAACTTTTTTCTCAACCTTTTTTTCTACCTTTTTTTCTTTTTTTGCCATAATAATAATTTTTATCGTCCTTGACCTCTATATTTTTTTTTATATCCTGACTGATTCCTTGAAGCATTTTTTGAATGAACTCCTGGATTCTTTTTTTTATGTT